TCTACAGATCATTAACAATCGTTGTAATGGAGCGCCAAGCACTCAGGGATACTTCAGTGCGATATTCGTATCTGCTATTACCGACTCGGTAATCTCTGGTAATGTGATTGCAGATGCTTTCGCTATCGGTTTGCAACTTAATGCTGTGAACGAGTGGGTATGTAAGCGAGTTCAAGTATCCAACAATGAGATCTTAAGATGCTACGGAGAAGGTCTGCTGCTATTTGGTGGCGTTGAGCTTAACGTAAAGAACAACATCATCACTAACTGTGCTTCTAACAATGGTCCAGCCGGATTTGGTGGAGCGCTAGATGTACGAGGTGTTATCAATTCTCAGATTAGCGACAACATTGTAATGAATAATGGTCACGGCGGTATCGGTCTGGACTCCGCAAGCATTGCAGGAAATACTGTAAACTGCGTAGGTAATATCCTGTCTGGTAATATCAGCGGTGATGATGGATTGAACTACGATGCCTTTAATGGGGCGCATACACAACAGGGCTATGGCATTAAGGAACTATCCGCTGGTCAAGGTCCGAATACATATAGCAACAATACGCTCTTCGGTAATATCACAAACTTCAATCTGACATCCACAGGTAATCCTGTTAATAGTATTGACCTAACTACTGATCAGACTATCCAGGGAAACAAGACCTTCAGTTTCTATACGACTCTGCAAGATGGACAAGTAAATGGAGCCTGGCACATGAATGGAACAGTAGGAGCCTTTGGAGCAACAGCCGTGGGTCGACAGACTGTAACAGGTTCAAGAGGCGGAAACGCTGCTCTTGCTTCACTGCTTACAGGAATGGCAAACCTTGGTTGGATAACTGATAACACAACGGCTTAATGACGGAGAACTAATATGACTTATACCCCGATTGCAAAGGGTACACAAAATTGGGATGTGCCTCTTAATGCCGCACTAGCTAATTTAGATGCCAACATTACATCCTCTGCTAGCGGTGCTCTACAAGCTGCTAGCAATCTATCGGATCTAACAAATGCTGCACAAGCTAGAACTAATTTAGGAATTGCGGTTAGTGCCGCAGCCGACGTTAGTCTGTACAACGTAAAGGATCACGGAGCTGTAGGAAATGGAGTTGTAGACGATACCTCCGCTCTTCAATATTGTTTAAGCCTAGCTTCAGGTAATGGTGGAGGAATTGTTTTCCTACCCCCTGGTAACTATAAGATCTCCAATGTTCTAACTACCTATAACAAGGTAAACATTATTGGTGCGGGTATAAATGCAACAACCATTACACAAGCCAGTACAACCAGTCATGGTATTACTGGAGTAGATCTTATCTATCCAAGCATTAGAGATCTTACTCTTGCTGGTCCCGCATCTGGAAGTAACAAGGCCGGAATTCTATTTACCCTTAGCTCTAGTGCAGCTACTATCTCTGTGACATTAGAGAACCTTATAGTAAAAGGTTTTACTTCCCACGGTATTTCAATTCAGAATGCTATCGTTTCTACCTTTACTAAGGTGACTTCCCAGAACAACGGTGGGGACGGCTTCCATATTGTTGGACAAACTTTCCCATCGGCTGCGGGTACTTCCTGTGCATTCAATGCATGCTATGCAAATGCCAATGGAAACACTGGATACTACCTGTACAACATGGTGTATTCATCTCTTAATGGTTGTGCTGCTGATGCAAACGCTACAGCTTATTGGTTTGATACTTGTCAGAGTGTTGCAGCTACAGGCTGTGGTGCTGAATCTCAGGTAGGGGGGTCATTTAAGATTAGTGGTGGCTTCGGTGTAGGACTGTACAACTGCTGGATTTACCAGAATAATGGAATCGGAATTTATGTAACTGGTTCTGCTGGAAGCGTTGTCCTTTCAGGCTGTACTGATAACACTCCTGCGGGTGGAGCTACTAACTTTATTAAGGTTGATTCTGGAAGCCACGTAGCCATGACCATGTGTCATAACACTACTGCTAATAGTCTGGCGAATCTATCAACGAATATCCTTGATGATACTGCTGGAGGAGTAGACTTCCAGGGCTATGCCTTTATGGCTAATCAGCTTGAAGTTGTTGGTAACATTACTAGTGACACTGGAAATCTACAGGCGGCTAACTTCCCTTCTGGTGCCTGGACAAGTTGGACACCTAGCTGGACTACCAGCAGTGGAAGCAATACCCCAGCATTCGGTAACGCTACAGTAGACTGTGCTTATACGAAATTTGGTCGTACAGTATTCTTCAGAATAAATATCACCTTTGGTTCTACTACCAATTTCGGTGCTGCACCAGGCACTAGTGATAACTGGAATTTCTCTCTACCCGTTGCCGCTGCACATCCTAGCGTAGCAATTGGTACTTGGTCTGGTCGTCCCGCATCAGCAACAGCAGTACGAGGAAGTCTATCCACTACAAGTAGCACTAGTACTTTCCAGCTAAACATCGATACGGGATCACCCAACGCTGTAGCTATTACCAATGCTGGTGTAGCAGATTCCCTGTCTCCATTCACCTGGGCAAGCGGTAACGTTCTTACTGCTACTGGTTTCTACGAGACTGCTTCTTAAGGAATACTAAATGACATATACACCAATTGCTAAGGGAACTCAGAACTGGGATGTCCCTCTAAATGCTGCTCTTGCACAACTTGATTCCAATATCAGTACAGGAGCTAGTTCAGCTCTTCAGGCAACTAACAACTTATCTGACCTAACTAATCTAATTCAGGCCAGACTTAACTTAGGACTTTCCGCAGGTTCAGTAGCTGGAGTCAATCAGTTCAATGTAAAGGACTATGGCGCACTAGGAAATAACGTAGCTAATGACACCACTGCTGTAAGCAATGCTATCGCGGCTGCTGTTGCTAGCCCTTACGGTGGGATTGTTTATTTCCCTCCTGGACAATACCTGATCAATAGCGGAACAGGCTTTTCGATAGGAACAGCTTCTGTAACTATTGCAGGCGCTGGACCAGAATCAAGTTCTATCGTTATTGGTTCTGGATTTACAGGGACTAGCCTATTCAGCTTTACCAAGGACAATGGCGCAGTTAGAGACATTAGTATTGATGGTGCAAACCAGTCAAGTACAACCTCTAACCCAGTAGCTCATGCAGTAACTGTTACAGGTGCGGCAGCATTTAAGGTTCTGAATACAACCTTTACTCGTATCAATGGTTACTGTATACGTGCTATTGGAACTGCATCTAATACACTGCATGGTGGTTTAGTCCACAACGTAAAGATGCAAAGCTCTGCGGGTGGAGTCCTTATTCAATCTGATTCTACAAATACTGCTGCTAACTTTATGCTGTCTAATATCTTTACAAGATTCATGGGTGTAGCATCAGGTGGTAGCGCCAACCTTGACTGTATTCATATTGAGGATTCCTGGGATGTTCTACTCCAGAACTGCTTTACATGGATGCAGGCAACGTTAGGCGGAACTGGTGCAGCTCTCCGCGTAAAGGGAAACTGTGCAGCTACCTTCATTCAGAACCTTGATGCTCTAGGTCCACAGACAGGTAACAACGTCGTTATTGAAGATGGACCTAATGGTTCTCCTCAGAATGTACAGATTACTGGCGGAGTTATTCAGCAAGGTAACATCGGTCTTCTGATCTCTGGTGCTGCTACACAGATTCGTGTTGATGCTGTTCGATTCATTAGCAATCAGACACATGGAGCATCTGTTACTACCTCTGGTCCGTCCATTAACTTTGGTCGTTGTTTCTTTTCTGGAAATGGTAATGGGGCTACAGGATCTAACTACGACATTAACTGGACTGGAACCACTACAGGATATGTTTCTGAATGTAGATTTTCTTCTCCTATCGTATCCATTGGTACAGCAGGAGTTCAACAGAGTGTAAATATTGCCGCCTCTCAGAATGTACGTTTCTTAAACGTAGATTTCCAGGGAACAGGTGCTACCTCTTCCAACTGGTTTACCAATACACCAGCCATTGTTACTGAGGTAAGCTCCGGAAAGCTAGACTTTGTTACTACTATTACTGCGAATAATGGAACTCGTCCCCTTGAGATTCAGCCATCTGCCTCTGGTAATACAGGTTTCTCAATTAATGTCGGCGGTAGTGACGCCTTCGACCGCGTAAGAATGTTAGGTAATGGTCAGACAGCATATGGTTCAGGAGCCGCTGCACGAGACACTAATACAGGTAGAGCGGGCGCCGGTATCTTCTATACTGATAAGAATATACTTGTCGGTTCTTCTACTGCTCTTGGAGATAATGGTGTCGGTGAAATTCAGCTAGCTAATGCTGCAACTGTTCCGACAACTAACCCAACTGGTGGAGCACTGATCTATGCGAATGCTGGATCTGTTCAATTAAGAAACGCTCAAGGACTCGTTCGAAATGTAGCAGGTACTATTTCTGGTGCTAATGTTCAAACTACTGTAGCGAATACAGTTACTGAAACAGCTATTGCTACGTTAACTATTCCAGCGAGTGATATGGTTGTTGGTGCAGCGTATAGAATCAAAGCGTGGGGTACTGCTTCCACTACAGGAACTCCAACTATTCAGTTCCGCGCCTTAATGGGAGCTTCCCCTCTCGGTTCTACAGGAGCCTTGACACCCGCTACAGCAGCTTGGAGTAGCAAGGCTTGGACTGTAGAAGCGTTAGTAACTGTGTTGACCACAGGTTCGTCAGGGACAACCTTTGGAAATATTACTTTCCCTAACGTAGCCACTGCTGCGAATACTGGTAATCCATCTACAATTACTAATACAATTATGGACGGTAGTGCAGCAGTAACTACTAATACAACAATCAGCAATGACTTTACGATAAAGTTTACTTGGGGAACAGCAAGCTCCTCCAACACTCTGACTTGCCGTGGCGTAATTGCCGAACGAGTAGCATAAGGATAAGATATGTGGTTATTCAATGAGGACAAAGCCATGAAGCAGAAGTTCTCTAATCTGGTCGTGACAGATCTAAATGCACCAGATACAGGTAGACCTGTACAGGTTATCTGGCTTGATGCTGATGTTGAGTTGACTAACCTTACTTATCCATCACTTGTGATCGCCAATACGGGAATTTCTTTTGATGCTGAGCGCGCTCATTCTGGGTGGGCTCAGCTCCCGTATACTCCAGAGAATTTTACTGACTGGATTAGCGATACTAATAATGATGTAACAGATTCGCCATACTGGGCTTTCACTCCTATCCCGTATAATATTGATTATCAAATAGAAGTGCTATCTAGAAACAATCAACATTCGACATTTCTCTCAGCCGTATTAGCTGGACCTGATTATCTAAGTACGCGTCACGGCTATCTAGCTGTAGAAGAAGACGGCACTGTACGTAGAATGGATCTCATGTCTGGTCCTGAGAGACAGAATACTCATGACACTGACGGCAAGAGAGTATTCCACACGATCTATACGGTAAGAGTTTCTACAGAACTACTGCCTGTCGAGATCAACGCCTACTCTACAGTTACAAAGGTTGTGGACACTATCGAGATTCTTCCGCCACAGCTCTAATCTATATACTGATAGTAGCCACTACTTTCAATTAGCTAGGAGATTCAATGACTTATCAGCGTCCTGGGGTATATGTAAATACCTCATTGACTCCATTGTCTACGGGGACAACTTCCCCTGGACAATCTACTGCGGCGTTTGTGGGTACTCATACACAGGGACCTACTCAGCCGACTCTTCTAACAAGCTGGAATGATTTCCTAAACATCTTTGGTGGATTTGGAAACGGAACCAGCTATCTTCCATTCGCTGTATGGCAGTACTTTGCCAATAACGGAAACCAGTGTTATGTAACTCGCGCGGCTGCCAGTGACGCTGTAACAGCCACACAGACACTGAATGACCGTGAGGATGGAGTAGGGGCTATCCAGCCTCCTACAGGCGTTGTAGCCACCCCTGCGGGTACTGTAACACCTTCCTACACCTACGAATACACAGTAACTTCTACCAACGGATCTGGTGAGACCGATGGTGGAACGCCTGTTACTGCTGTAGCTAATCAGGTTCTTACATCTACCAATAAGGTAACTGTAACTTGGACTCCTGTAACTGGAGCTACTGGTTACACAATCTATCGTCGTAATCTGACAACTGGTGGAGTTACTTCTACACCATTGTTCCTTTCCCACGTGACTGGGCAAGCAACGGCTACCTTTACTGACGATGGTTCCTACACTCCTGCTGGAGCAATTCCTACATTCAACTCAACAGGTACAGCCGTTCCTATCCTTAAGGTTTCTTGTGTTGCTGTAGGCTCATGGGGTAACAACATTTATATTGACATTACTGATAGCACAACTGGTGCAGGACGTTTCAATATAATAGTTCGTTACAATGGAACTGCCGATTCCAACATTGTTGAGCGCTTCCTAGATCTAACAATGAATAGAACAGATGCTCGTTACGCGGTAGGAATGATTAACTCTACCCTTCTAGGATCTAAGTACATTCAGGTTAGCGACCTAGGCGCTTATACAACTTGGATTCCTGACATCACACCACGTCTACAGAACCCTACAGCTCTTGCTTCTGGTTCTGATGGTGCAGGTACTCCAAGCCTTCTAACAGCCGCACAGCGTCTATCTACTATTCAAAGCAATCTAGATCTGAACTTCCCAGGTGTTACTGACACCAGCGTTCTGAATCCTATCCTTGCTTGGACAGAAACACAGCCAAATCTATTCGTGGTTGTAGACGCACCAAAAGCAATCATCGGTTCTGATGGTGTTACTCCTTCTGAGTCTGCCACAGTGAATACTTATCTAGCTATGACTGTAGGAAACTCCGAGATTAGTCCTACACCTACAGTAGCTATCTATGCACCATGGCTACAGGTTCCAGATCCTATCTCTGCTACACCAGGAGCTACAAGAACTCTTCCACCTGGTGGCGCTGTTCTTGGTCTGTACTCTCAGACAGATGCTCTGTACGGCGTACAGAAGTCTCCTGCGGGAGTAACAGTTCCTGTTCAGAGAGTAGCTGGAGTAGAACTTGCCTTCCAGAATTCAAACCTGGATTCTCTAAACACTCACGGAATTAATATCATCCGTAACGTATCCAGCTACGGGTACTGTGTAATGGGCGCAAGAACTCTTATGCCTAACCTACCAAACCGTTACGTTTCAATTCAGCGTACTCTGATGAACATCACAGAAACGCTGGAAGAAATTACTCAAGTCGCTATCTTTGAGAACAACAACTCCACACTGTGGGCAACCCTTAGCGCTATCGTTACTCAGTACCTACAGGGAATTTGGCAGCAAGGTGTTCTTCAAGGAGACACTGCTGATCAAGCTTACTTCGTACAGTGTGATGCGGGCAACAACACAGCAACTTCTGTAGCTGCTGGTGAAGTCCACGTTCAGGTTGGATTGGCTCTGAATAGTCCTGCTGAGTTCATCGTCATCGACATTAACCAGATGGCCTCTTCTTCAACCACTTCCAGCTAAGGAGTAAATAAATGGCTACGTCCCACGCATCTCCGCTAGCCAAGGCGACACCCTCTATTGCGCACTTGGCTACGGACCCCCTACGCAATTTTAAGTTCAATGTCAACATCATGCACCCGAACATCAAGGGCTTCGCAACCCTGGGCTTTATGACCGTTTCGGGTCTAAACATCACTACTGAGGTGATTCCGTACCGTGAGGGCGGAATGAACACAACTACCCAGAAAATGCCTGGTCAGAGCGATTTCGCACCTATCACCCTATCTCAGGGTGTTGCGGTAGGTTCTGGTCCTATGTGGCAATGGATGAAGGAATTGTTCACCGTTATGCAGGGAACTGGTACTGGTTCTCCTGGTAAGGACTTCCGCGCCACTGTGGATATCATGGTTCTTGATCACCCAGTAACCACATCTACTGTTCCAGTAAAGGCTATCTATCGCGTGTATAACGCATGGCCTACAAGCATTGCTTTCTCTGATCTAGACGCAGGAGCTAACGCAGTTCTTATGCAGCAGCTTTCTCTAGCTCATGAGGGCTTTGACTTTAAGCTTGCATCTAAGATTGGTCTATCTGGAGTTACCTTCAACTAAGATAGAATAAGTAATAATCTTTTCGTGACAATATTTGGAGAATGTATGGAACACCAGATGCCTCAGTATTCAATGTCCTTTGACGACGAACAGGGGCAGGTTGTACAGAGCAATAACACAGATGAACTAAACTCTCTAACAAAGAAGGTTCTTCAATCTCTGAACCCTGCCCCTGTCATTGACGACGTGTCAGACACACAGATTAAACTACCTGCGGGTATCGTCTTGGACGGTAAGGTTTATCAGGATGCTGAAGTTCAAGAGCTAACTGGAGAGCATGAAGAGAAGCTAGCTAAGGCTCGTGCTTCTAACAATGCTGCCAAGTATGTAAATACTCTTCTACTATGCGGAACAGTTTCTGTAGGAGGAAAGCCCATTACTCAGGGTCTTCTAGATAGTTTGCTTCAGGGAGATCTGGACATGCTAGTTCTAGGAATCCGTAGAGCTACCTTCGGAGATGAATTTGAAGTATATGAGATTGAGTGCCCTCACTGTCAGGAACTGAATGACCTTGAGTTAAATCTAAAGGACATTCCTGTCAAGGAGTTAGATGACCCTGAGACTAGGGAGTTCCTTATAGATCTACGTAGAGGGAGAAAGGCCAAGATTCAATATCCTACTGGTGCTGTCCAGAACGAGATCTTCAAGAACAACCTAACAATTCCCGAGATGAATTCTCTTACCCTAGCTGAATGTGTTATCTCATTCATTGAGCGTGACGGTACAGAGAAGTTGTCCAACGGGCTGACAGATGTAAAGAACCTTGGTATTGCTGACAGAAATACTCTTCAGGAATATATTTACAATAACCAGCCTGGTCCACGATACGATCAAGTAACTGCCCTTTGCTCTTCATGCGACGGGGAGGTTTCTGTCCCACTAAGCGTGGGTATCCTATTTCGTGAACTCTGATTATCAGAATCTTTATAAGGAATATGAACAGTTAACTGATGCATTCCATTGGCCTCTTTCTGAAATCAGAAAGCTAACCTATAGAGAGCGCAAACACTGGATTAAAAGATATCTCTATAAGTTGGAACAAGAATACGAAAGAATGCACCAACTTAATAACAGCAATCAAATCGTCACTAGGTCTGTAGGCCAAGGCGTTACTTTCAGTGGAATGTCTTACAGGTAATATAATTGAAAGTAACAACTTGACATTAGGAGACCTATAGTGGCTACACCTACTCCGCCTTCAACCGGGCCGAATATCG